AGTATATTGACTCCGGAACGTTTGACGGTTTAACATATCTCTATTCTAAGATCCGGGAGAAAAATGAATCTGCGTGAGTTTGTAGACAAAGACCAGACAACGTATTCGCAGATCAAGCAAGATCTGTTTGTTCTCTACTATTACCAAGATACTCCTGGATACTTTGTTGAGTTTGGCGCTCTTGACGGAGTAGACACAAGCAACACGTATCTCCTTGAGAAAGAGCATGGATGGAAAGGTATCCTAGCCGAGCCACTTCCACGCTTTAAGGAAGCTCTTGAAACTAATCGCACCGCGTCTCTTGACTTTCGTTGTGTCAGCTCTGCCTCTGGTGAAACTATTCAATTCGGCGAGGTCGAAGACTTTCCAGCCTTATCAACTGCGGTGAAGCTTAAGGACCAGGATAGCGTCTGGAAAAACCATCGTCAAAACCCTAAGGTACACGATGTCACGACGGTCACCCTTGACGATTTATTAGACGAGCACAACGCGCCTGAGCAAATTGACTACCTATCAATTGATACGGAGGGCGCGGAGTATGAGATCCTTTCTCACTACTCGTTTAAGCGCAACTTCAACCTTATGACCGTTGAGCATACGAACGCGGTTGAGGAGGAGAAGATTAAGAAACTCCTGCTTGCAATGAACTACATGATTGTTCACAAGGACGTATCCACCTGGGAAAACTGGTACGCGTACCGTCCTTGGTTTGAAACCCTACCTAAAACAAACTCCTCTTATTAACCTTTTCTAAATGCGTTAGAATCATCGCATGAAGAAGCTTCTCCCACTTCTTGCGGTGACAGTTTTAGCCTTAACGCTTACTGGTTGCGGCAAGTACACCTTTGAGGATATCTATCGCTATCCTTGCCAGGATCCTGCCAACTGGGAATCACCTGACTGCCAGCCACCTAACTGCGAAGCCTACGGCGTTTGCACTAAGGACGTTATGAGAGGGACGCCTTTGTATGATGAAGAAGCCGAGTATCTTGGAGAGCCTACAAATGAATAGAAAACGCTATACTACTGACGAGCTCAATGCGCGCTTACGCTTTTACGTCGGCATCATGCTTGCGCTTACAGTCTTTGGCTCAACCATGGCAATTATCTACGCGGTGACGTTTGTGACCCAGCCACTAGGTGAAGTTCAATCCGAGAACGATAAGGCGTTCTTTACGCTGCTGTCTACTACGGTTTCGTTTCTTGTAGGAGTTATCTCAGGGTTTATGCTTAACGGAACTAGCGCTGCTGGAAAGACTGACGAAGACTAATCTCTTCCAAAATCATCTTCATAACGGATGATGTCGTCTTCACCTAAATAGTCGCCTGTCTGAATCTCGATAAAGACTAGGTCCATATCGCCTTCAGCTCTTACGCGATGAACTTCTCCAACTCCGATTGACACGTAGTCTCCCGGGCCAAGATGAAGTATCTGGTCAAATAACTCTACCTCTGCGTAACCTTGTGTAATGTACCAATGCTCTGCGCGGTGTTTGTGCGACTGTTTGCTGAGACGGCTTCCTGCCTCAACATGTATTCGTTTAACCTGCACCTTTTGCTCTGTGTGAAGGATAACGTAAAAGCCCCAAGGGCGAACAAAGATCTCTGGTGTCATGAATGAACTGTATCATAAAAGTAAAAAAGAATCGAGTCTAGCACTGGCAGCGCTTTGTATACTACCCTAAAGGTAGCCCGCTAATCGACTACCCACTCAATGTCTACCCAGCCAGTGCTAGACACTCAACTCTGAAGTTGGAGTGGATGGCAGTTGTACGTCTTACCCAGGACGATCTCCGTGTTCAAAGACTGACGTGCGCTAACTACTCGACTTATATGCTTCTAGTAACGGGGTAGTTAATTATAACAGGACGGCTAGGCGTCTTTTAGCGTGTCTACCCAGCCGATAATGTCCTGGACAGATAGGTCCATAAGGGCGTCTTCTCCTAGAAGCTCCTCCATACGAATCATGATGTCGTTGAGCTCGTCGCGGTCTATGCTGCAGACCTGCACGATGTGAGCCTCCATTAAAAGCATCAGTTCACGCATGAATTCAATAGGAACTAGCGCAAGACCCTCTTCTTCGAGGTACTGCATAAGTACATCGTCATCTTTGTCAAAGTCTGGGTCAGGATAATCCATTGTCTAATAGTATCTCAAATAACCTGCGGTGATAGCTTTTAGGTAGTTGAATCTTAAATTATTTTACTTCTTATCAAGGCACCAAGAAGTCCTACTAAGAAGTAGCTAGAACGTGATAGATTAAGGCATAACTAGTTTTAAGGTAGGGGTAATATGTCTGCAGGAGTCCACCACATCAAGGTTGAAAAAGGCGCTACCTTTTCCCGTACCTTTACATGGAAGATTGATTCTAACCTTGTCAACCTGACAGGCTACACCGCACGTATGAAGGTCCGCGACGTAAGTCGTCGTGCGCCTGGCAGCAACGAGATAGTTTCCTTAACCTCGGCAGCGGGAGGAGGGATCACCCTAGGAGGGGCAGCTGGTACAGTTGTTATCACGCTATCTGCTACAGCTACAGGAAGAACTGCGGCTGGCAAGTACACCTATGACCTAGAGCTTGAATCAAGCTCAGGAGAAGTAACACGTCTTCTTAAAGGATCATTCACCGTCTATGACGAGGTTACATATTGACAGATCCAAACAGCGTAGTCGAGACTAATACCCCTGTCACAAATGTAACGGTAGGGGCATCTTCTGATGTCACAATTGAGACTACCGAATCACTTACCGAGGTAACGGTTCTTGACCAGACAAATGTTGTAGTAGAAACAACTACGTCGTCTGTATCTGTTGTAACTGTATCTGAGCCTTTAGTCTCGGTAGAAACAACTACAACAGCTATTGAAGTTGTTATATCAAACGAGCAAGGCCCACAAGGAGTAGCTGGACCTACCGGCCCGACAGGAGCAACCGGTGCAATAGGAGTGACAGGAGCTAATGGCTCAACAGGAATTACAGGACCAACTGGTCTAACTGGCTCACAAGGCAACGTAGGACAAACAGGAGCCACTGGACAAACAGGCGCAACAGGAAGTGTGGGAGCAATAGGTGCTACAGGTCTTACAGGTAACGACGGCTCTACTGGCTCTACTGGGCCAACAGGTTCTGCAGGTTCAAATGGAACGACAGGCGCTGATGGCGTTACTGGTGCAGTTGGTCCAACAGGAGCAACTGGCAACGAAGGAGCAGCAGGGCAAACTGGATCGACTGGTCCAACAGGTGCGACAGGCACGACAGGTTTAGTAGGAGCTACAGGAAGCACGGGCGCAAATGGACAAACTGGATCTACAGGTAATACAGGAAGCACAGGCTCTACGGGAGCAACTGGACAGACTGGAGCTACCGGCGATGTGGGAGCAACTGGACAAACTGGTTCCACCGGACTTACAGGAGTAACTGGTAGTACCGGCTCTACAGGCCCAACTGGTGCAACAGGCAGCACTGGCTCTACAGGCTCCACCGGCGCAAGTATTACAGGAAATACTGGAGCAACTGGAGCTACAGGTTCAGCTGCTACCACTGGTTCATGGACTATTACTACAGGTACTAATACCTACAGTTTTACAGTTCCAAGTGGTGGCACATACTCCATGTGGGTCAGGGGGAATATACCTAACGGTATTATAGTTTGGAATGCTACAGCTACTGTGACAAATACTAATGTAGCGGCAATAGGATATCAATATGCTTGGAACTATGCAGGCGGTGGAAGTCCTATTTCAATAACTGCCATACCTAATCAGATTAAAGGAGTAGCAGGTACAATTAGTACAGATGCTACGTATGCGGGAACTAGTAGTAATAGATTTGATTTTACAATTGCCAACACTAGTGGAGCATCGCAGACCGTTTACTACGGATACACTACTATATAATAGCAAACGCTTTTATAGCGCGTGAACCCTGTTAAAATCCGTACATCCTTGACCTTAAGGGTGTACAATGTCTTTGTATAGTTGTAGGTATTGAAATATTGTACATTAGCGATAGAAGGTACTGTTTTGACAAAAGATGTACAACCTGAAAAACAGGTAGAACACGCCCTTTTGTATGCCCGAGTCAGCACACAGATGCAGGTCAACGACGGCATGTCTATGGAGGCTCAAGAGAAGACTTTACGCAATGCGGCGGAGTTTGCAGGCTTCTCAAGCGTAGAGGTACTACTTGAAGAAGGCCGTAGCGGTAAGTCAATTACAGGCAGACCCGTCCTACGAGACGCGCTAACTAGGCTTGATAATGGAACTGCGCAGGCGTTGATTGTTACTCGCATTGACAGACTTGCGAGATCTACCACCGACTTCTTGTCAATCGTAGACCGCGCGGCTAAGAACAACTGGCGTCTAGTCCTGTTAGATCTCAACCTTGACACCTCAACCTACCAAGGTAGATTCGTCACAACCATTATGTCTGCTCTTGCTGAGATGGAACGAGGCATTATCGCAGAGCGTCAAAAGGATGTTCATAAACACAGACGAGATAGCGGGCAAGTGTGGGGAGTAGATCTAGGCCCTAAGCAGCTGATCTCTGATGAGATTCGCAGTCGTATTGTAGCAGAACGAGAAAAAGGTCTTTCTCTTCGTGTAATAGCGCGGATGCTAGACGTTGAAGGAATTCCTACGGCCTACGGCGGGAAATGGTCTGCTTCTAGTATTAAATATGTATTAGACCAAAAATCAGATGAAGAAAAGTAAGATAGAATAAGCCTATGCCAATTTTAGGAGCGAGCGCATCTGGCGCAAAGTCAGCGCCTGTTGCGCCTACTATCGGGACGGCGACTAACGTAGGGTCTGGAAGAGCGTATAACAACGGGTCTGCAACGGTAACCTTTACCGCACCTACAAGCAAGCTGCCTATCACTAGCTATACTGTCACAAGCTCACCTGGTGGATTTACAGGCACAGGATCATCTTCACCTATAACTGTCACGGGGCTGCAATCCAATACATCTTACACATTTACCGTTACAGCAACTAGCGCTGCTGGCACAAGCGCTGCATCTAGTGCGTCTAATAGTATTACTGCAACTACTGTTCCGCAGGCACCTACCATTGGAACTGCTACTGGCGGTAATGCTTCTGCGACTGTTACCTATACGGCAGGTGCAACAGGTGGCGCTGCGGTTTCTACATTTACAGCGACCTCTTCTCCAGGTTCATTGACAGGTACAGGTGCATCACCAATTACAGTATCTGGTTTGACAAACGGTACTGCCTATACATTTACTGTTACAGCGACAAACGCTAATGGAACATCCGCTGCTTCTAGTGCGTCAAACTCTGTGACCCCTGTTGCTCCTGTTTACTACAGAATACAGACTGATATTAACAATGCGTCTGGCTATAGCGGAGGGTCTATCGTTAAAAAACATCTTGCTCCTTCAGGACGTGATGCTAACTCTGTTATTTTCTTTGATAGAGAAGGTGCTGGTGTTCTTCCAGGAGTTGTATCCGTTAGCCCTACTGGTGTAAACCTTTCTGCTAAAGCAGTGGGAAATGGATTGTCATCTAACTCAGTGATAAACGATGTTGTAACAGATTCAAGTGGTAACTACTGGATTAATGGAACTACACATCTTCAAAAAATGAACTCATCTCTTGTTTGGCAAAGTGCTGTTAATTTTGGTGGAACTTGGCAGGGAAAGGGCATGGCCTTAGACTCCTCAAATAACATCTACCTTACAGGTAATGATGGTACAAACACTTATTTTATGAAGTTGAACTCTGCTGGAAATTCAATTACTTGGCAACGAAAAATTAACTTTTACTGGCAACCATCATCTATAGCGGTTGACTCTTCAGGAAATGTTTTTGGAGTATCCTCTCAAGCAGGGTATAAAGGATGGCTTGGAAAATGGAATTCTTCTGGAACTCTGCAATGGCAACGTCAATTTAGCCCAGCATCTGGTGCACATGCACTCACTGATGTAAAAGTAGACTCTTCAGGAAACGTCTATGTAACTGGATACTCTAACAGCGGAGACCGTGTTTTTGCTAAGTACAACACTTCAGGAACAATACAGTGGCAAAAAAATACTTCATCATCACAATCTATGTTGGCTATTGATACATCGGATAATATATACGTAGTTGGTACAGGTGTACAAACACTTGTGTATGCAAGATATAACACCTCTGGAACTTTTTCAATGGGAAGAAACTTTAACTATCTAGACAGTGTTCCTTCTGGAAACGGTCTTACTGGTTTTCCTAGAGCAATTATAACTGCTGATGGTTCAACTCTTTATATTCCTGGAATTCTTGATAATGGAAGTCGCGTTTATGGCTATACTTGGAAGTACCCAACGAATGGATCAGTGACTGGCGAAAAACTGGGAGCAAATAACATTTATAGCCTTTCAGACCCAGGCAGTGGCAGTTGGACAGATGCTGCTGGAAGCGCAACTGAATCGGCTGGTTCTTTGAGTTTAGCAACTTCAACAGGCGGATCTGACGCTAACTATCCAAACACAGTCAGCCTTTTCGCAGCAACATCTACTTAAGGAAATATATGGCACTCTACATAAACGAAGAGACTGGGGAATACCCTCGTCACATAGGAGATATACAGTCACTCTACCCAGATTGGGCTTTAGGACAAGAACTTCCTTCTCCATGGGCTGAGGTCGTTGCTACAGAGCCTCCAAGCACTACTCATCCACAAACATCTTACGAAATTGCTCCAGAAAAGATTAATGGTGTTTGGGTAAGGAAATTTAAAGTTTATACCTTTACTGAAGAAGAACTAGAGGAAATAGAAAGTCTACGTCAGTAAAACTCGCCCCTTAATACTTTTTTTCCAGTAATGATAAGAGATACTAGACACTATGTCTAGTATCTATAAATAAAAGACAGAGCCGGACGCGCGATTACTCGCGCTATCCGGCTCTTTACGTTTTAGGCGTTCTCTCCCGGGACACCAAAAACTAGTATAACTATATACCTGAAAGGTCTACTTTACAGGCAATCCTGTAATAGATTTCCAAGTTTTTGCATCAACTATACCAGTTACAGGTAGCTTCTTAGCCTTCTGGTGCGCCATGACGGCCTTCTTTGTAACAGGTCCGAATTGACCGTCGGCTGGCTTGATCTCAAGCGCGGCTTGAACAGTCTTAACGTGAATACCAGACTCGCCTGGATCAATTGTCTCGCCAGGATAAACTTTACCTGTTGTATCCTTTTCCTTTACTACCTTAGGAGCAACTGGGCTAGCAGCAGATCCCGCGTAGTCAGGACGTCCCCAACCAACAACTCCAACAACAAGCTTCTTCTTGTTGTTCTTTAGATAGCCGCGCTCTTTCTTGCAAGTTTCCCCGCCGTTGCGCTGGTCACCCTTAGCGTTGCCTGAGGTGTTTCCCTCTAGGCAAATCATCGTGCCGTCCTTGTTATCCTTTACGACGATACCAACGTGCGAGATACGGTCTACGCCATCTCCTGGGAAGTCAAAGTAAACGATGTCGCCAGGTTGTGGAGTGTTGACTCCGTCGTTGTCATACCAACGCTTTTGCTTCTTAAAAGCATCTGCGCCTGCAACTGTTGAAACGGTGTTAGGCACCTTAACTCCAGCTTGATTGGCACACCACATTACGTATGATCCACACCATGGCAAGAAGTTAGCCTTAGTGAACGCACCATACTTTGTCTCATTATCCTTAGGACCCTCAACGGTTCCTACCTCGGCAAGCGCGACCTCAATGAGGCGCGCGGCTGTTCCTTGTGCTGCCATTATTCATCTCCTTTTTTTATGAAAATACTATTGGTATGCTAAAAAGTACACCAACGCCAAACAACCACAAAAATATAGAAAACATAACCAAGTAAGCGACTAGGTTTCTAATCTGCATAACAGCAGTAATACCTAGAAGAAACAAAGCTACAGCAAACAATCCAGTAAGCATTTGCAGCGTGTTGCTGTATCTGCCTTCAGTGTTAGATGTATCCAAGTAATAATCACCATCAGCAAATCGTTTTTGATATGGGTCGTATAAAGCATCCATATAAGGCTGACACTCTGGTAGTTGCTTTCTTGGGTTTTCTATAAAACAAGGCATGCCAAATTCATATAACTCAGCAGACCCGCTCATCGTCTTTACATCGGTGTAAAAACTGTTTTTATCCATTCCTTCTAACAACACACGGACTTGCTTGTCTTTCCACACAGTGAGGTCGTCTCGGTATTTAACCTCGGCAGTTATCCACATATTGTTCGCGTCTGACAAAATCAAAGCGTATTCAGATCCGGCGTCACCTGCCCTACCTCCGTGGAGAGAAGACTGAACTGCTGCCCATGCTGTAGTAGTTGATACCAGACCAAGCATGACAACTATTAAAAGATTACCAGAAAACTTTTTTACTAGGTTATCTTTATCTGTAATCTTCATAATTACTTACCTTTTGGTGGCTTTGGCTTTGGCTTAGGCTTTGACTTACATCCACATGTCGCGCACATAGTGTTTACCTCTCTGCTAGTTTCTTATTTAACGATTATAACTGAAATTTTTGCCTTAGGGCACTTTGCGTTTGCATCCTTAATTGCCTTGAGTTCTTTATCGTCAACTGTAAGTGACCAACGTAGTTTTACGTGAACCCAATTCTTAATGTATGTACAAACATCCTTTGCAGGAAGCCAGTCGGCTGGATCCTGATCTGACTTAGAGCGATTAGTCGCTGCGGTGACAGCAATCAACGCGTTAACGTCTCCCATGTCATTTGCGTATACCTCGCGCTTAGCCTTATCCCACGCCTTAGCGCCTGAATCCCATGCCTCGGCTAGAGGAACCATATGATCAACGTCTAGTCCAGAAAAATTTGTAACGGTTAATCCGTCATACGCAGAGTACCACTTGCCTGTATCCTTTACGATCTTGCAACCCTTGTCAACCTTAGGCTTAACAAGAGCCTCCTGGATAATCACGTCGTTGCGTGTGTTGCAACCGTTCTTATCGAGATCTGACCAGTGCTTAAATTGCGAGCGTGCGTATCCTTCACGAACGTCAGGCGCAACCTTTAACGCTTTAATTCCGGCGTCTACTGTTGCAAACGTTGTTGGCTTATCCGCCGCAAACGCTCCCGTTGATGTCGCTACGATAATAAAAAGTACGATAGGCATTACGCCTTTTGCTGTGTTATGCTTGCGCATATTAGTTCCTAACCGCGAGAGTAGCGAGAAGCAAGACCCCAATCGACCTCGCCAGTTTGTACAGCGCGTGGAACAAGTACACGACCTTGAATCTCAGCTTTTGAACCAAGACCGACTACAGTCATTCCACGATCTGATATTTTACGCTGGAATGCGATCTGTGTCATTGGTCTTTCACCGCGCTCTTCGGACCAGGCGCGATAGACAGAGTACAAAGCCTTAACAGGAACGACCGTTCCTTCAGACTCCTTTGTCTCTTCGTTTAAGAAAATACCGATACGGTCTTCGTTCTTTCTGTAGATTTCAGACGCCTCGGTTACAACCTTACATGTACCTAACGCATCGCGTGCGGAAGATCCAAGCAGTTTAATCGCGCCCTCAACTGCCCAGGATAGAACCGCTGGGAGGGCTCCTTCAGGATCAAAGATGTAGTGCTTTAGGTCTGGGTCTGGATTTTCAGGAACGTTTGTCAAAGGCACAGGACGAATACGACGCCACATCGCATCATCGTTAATGATAGGACGGTGATTAGTTGTAACCCATAGTTTTGCTCTTGATGAAAACGTAAATGGCTTCTCACCAGGTGAACGTGCAGAGATTTCACTTGAGCCTGTTAACTTCTTAACTGAGTTTTCCTTAAGTCTTTCAGACTCTGGCAATTCGTCAACCCATACTAATCTGCGTCCACGCAACTCAGCCCAGTGATAAAGATCTGATCCGTTTGCTTGACCGTCTCCTTGAGCAAGAATAGAAGAGTCTAAAGGCCAGGCGTATTGCTGCGTGCCCATGCACTTTACTAAAGCTTCAACTAACGTGTTCTTACCTGAACCAGCAGGTCCGTAGATTAAAAACATAACGTCGTATGTGCGCAGACCAGTTAAAGAGTACCCAGCTGCACGTTGTAGCCAATCCTGTAATTCTTTATCTCCTGATGTTGCAAAGTCTAAGAACTGTTCCCACTTAACATTTCGCATCCCTGGAGTATATGCAACGGGCGCGCGGCGAGTAATAAATAAATCTGGGCGACCTTTAAGAAGATCTCCTGTGCGAAGATCAATAACTCCGTTTGCAACACCAAGCAGCGTTTCATCTGAATCCCAGGCGTTAACCTCAACCTGTACGCGAGGATCGGACGTTGCGTTTTCAATACAACCTGCGATGCGCGAGTTTGACTTAGCCTGTAATGCCCACTTCATTAACTCTGCTTGCTTGTCTGCGTCCTCGTAGTTAACTACCTCAGATGCGATAACCGGTGCAAGCTTCTTTGTTAACTCCTGTAGTTCAAGATTTTCGACGTCTGGCTTCCAGTATCCGCCGTCCCAGTGAAACCAACCAAGCCCAGGCGTGTAACGAATTGCAGGACCAAATGAATCTACAAGACGACGACCGTTTCCTGTATCTGTAAGCGTGCGCTTACCAGGCTCTCCACCGTCGTTCTCGTTAACCGCGTCAACGTCCTTAGGCACATCCATCTTTAAAAGACTTGATGCCTCGGAGATTGAATCACCGTCTGAGATAGACTGTGTAATCGATCCGCCGATAGTTCCAGGCATGTTGTAAGTATCCTGCGGTGAATAATTCTCTGTTGTTCTAATTTCTTGTTGCTTTAATGGCTTAGAACGTGTCTCATCTTGAGACTTGTTAGCCCACTCTTGTAATCCTGGCCACATGCGGTCTGTTTTTGGATTGTCAATAACAAACTGTATAGCGCGACGTACGTGCATTAAAAGTCCGCCTTGGCCTTCAAGCTCAAGAGGCGGACGTACTTTTTCTGCGTTAAAGCGAATCATCATAGTTTCAACTGCAAGCTTACCAGCCTCGGTGTTAACCGGGAACTTATTAGCAAGCGCGCACGTCATCGAGTAGATATCAACAGCGCGCGAGCCTTCTTCGATTCCTTCTTCGAGCAAACGCTCGACGTCGATACGCTCGCCAGCAAAGTCTAGGTCCTCTAAGAAACTCCAGTCACCTTCACCAAGATTCGTGCCACCGCGACGACTATTCTTTTTACGAAGAGACTGTAATAGCTCTTCAGGCGCGGTTGCCATTTCAATTTCCCATGGCGCATGACCTGGTGCCCACTCGTAACAAACTCCAGAGAAGTGTCGTGACGGAGTAATGAGAACATATCCGTTGTGTTTAATATCAACGCCCGGAAGGTTTGCCTTCTTAAGATTTCCAACTAGCTGCTCTGACTCTTCACACTTATAAAATAGGTGACGTCCTCGCATAACTTTTCCACCTGCGATTGTGTACTCGCCTGTGATTGCCTCAACTGTTGGAGGCAGGAATCCTTCGACTAAAGCTTCAAACTTTTCAAATGAATCTGGTCCACCTGAGCGCGGATCAATGTCAATAACAAAAAACCCACTTGAACGACACATGACACCGATGTTCATGTTTGGGTCTCTGTCCCACCAAGAGTTAACAGTTGCAGCGTCTGTAGTTGCAAACTTGTTCCACTCTGGAAGCGATGGGTGCTTGCCTACATCTTTTGGCTCAACGTGCGCGCCGCCGCAAGTACAGCGGCCTCCGACGATTCCGTAGCAAGGAAGTATTGACCAATTATTAGTGGCGTACCAGCTCGCGGCAGGACCTAAACGTCCTTCTGCTGATTCCCAGTTGCTCATTGGCGGTTACCTTGCTGTGGCATCTTTACGTCGTTAACTCCAATCAAATCCTATAAAAACAATTGTTTTCTAGAGAAGAGCTATCATATCACTTTTCTAGATTCTTTGTTACTTGGCGACTATAAAGGGTACGTACCCATAAGTAAACAACCATAGTAGATAATAATAGTAAACCATATAAGTTATAATTTGCATACCTAATAGTCTTGACCGGAAGGCCACTATCTTGCTTAATAGTTTATCAATGCAGATTGGCGCGGTTGCCGGAGCTATCACAGGCGCCCTATTTCTATTCGGCCTAGTCTACAAGATTTACAAAGTTATCCACCGCGTTGAAACAGCCATCGGGGTAGATGACCAAGGAAGAACAATGTCCGAGCGTATGGACCGCGTTGAATATCAGCTCTGGGAAAATGGCGGAAACTCCATGAAGGACCAGATGAACGCAAGCTCGGAGCTTGCTAAAGAGACAGCGGTAGAGGTTAGATTCATCAAGGACGTACTGCTTCAACTACTTTCCCTTCCTGAAATGCACCAGGGTCCCGCTCCGGTTGAACCTAAGATGACAAAGACCCGTAAAAAGAAAGCTCCAACCGCTTAAAAGAAGCAGTTTTATTCTTGCTAGTTAATTATAAAAATACAGGTGAATAGCTTGCCATTGTACAACTATACCGACAAGGTTGCCCTTAAGTAGCAAGAAAAATTATTAAAACTTTACTCCGAACTATGGCCTATTTGTTCACACTATAGGTTATAGTTTATCCTACCAGTTTATCTGATAGGAGCTATTAAGAATGTCGCTAGTACAGAGACTTGAAAAAGAGGCCGGAAAGTCAAGGCCGGGATTAGCTTGTAGGCTTGGTTCAATTCTTAAAGGCAGCGTAATGTCAGATGAAGAAAAAGTTTATCTTCAAAAAGTATTAGAGGTTTCTCACGAAGACCCATCTCGTATTCCTACTACCGCTATTGCGCAAGCACTTCGTCAAGAAGGTTATGAAATAGGAGTTGCAGCGGTAAATCGTCATCGCCGAAAGGAATGTCGTTGTTACGGATTCAATCCAAAGTTTAACAACGACGAGGACTAACACGTGGCATTTTCAGAAAAGCTCGATAAGCTAATCTCTGCCCCAACTTCTTCCTTTGCGCAACGCACGCGCCCAACCTATCCGTCAGGGTGGGAACCAGGAGTTTTGCACGGAGACGACGGTGGACTAACCGTTACGACAGACCGTGTCCCTAAGATTCAAGATGAAGAATCATGGAAGGCCGCGGTAGAAAGTTTAGGCGTATCTGTTCCCGAGGGGTACACCATTCGTTTGTACGAAGCACGCTACGACCCAGCCGCATGGCACCGCGACGAGGAAGACGGCGAGGCCGTTACCCGTCCAGCATGGAGATATCGCTTTAAGGTTGAGCTTTCAAGTGGCTCAGAGATAAGTATTGACGATTTATTAGACCTTGTATCGAAGACCAAGGCAAAGAAGCCTTCAGATACAGAAATTGGCACCCAGCAATGGATTCTAGCGACAGGAGACTGGCAGCTAGGCAAGATAGATGGTGATGGAGTAGAGGGGACAGTCCAACGTATCCTTGACTCTACAGACCGTTCAATCGAGCGTATAAAGGAACTGCGCCGTTTAAAGCGCTGGCCTGGTAACGCGGTTCTCGTACTTACAGGTGACTGCGTTGAAGGTTTTGTATCTCAAGGCGGCGGAAACGCGTGGCGCACTAATCTTACAATGACAGAGCAGGTTCGTCTTTACCGTCGACTTGTATTCGAGATCGTTACACGACTTGCGGCTGAAACTGAAAACCTTCTTGTAGTTGCCGTACCAGGCAACCATGGCGAGACAGTTCGCCTCATGGGAAAAATGGCAACGCGCATGGATGACTCATGGGACATTGACGCGGTCGTTGCAGTTGCCGAGACGCTCGAGCAAAATAAGGCAGCCTACTCACATGTCAAGTTTGTCACTCCAGGCAAGAATGAAGGCACTATTGTCCTAGACCTAGGCGGAACCATTACTGCAATCGCCCACGGGCACCAGGTCAAGGGTGGGAACGTTCCTAAGTGGGTTGCTGAGCACGCAAAGAACATGGCACCTGTTGGAGACGCCCACCTAATCATTACAGGGCATCATCATCACCTACAC